AGATACAAATTTCTTCAGATATTAACGAACATATTGAAACTTTATATAAGTACGCTTTACAGGCATCTCATATTACAGAGATGGGCGTAAGATTTGTCTCTTCTACTTGGGCATTTTTAAATGCAAATTCAAAAAAAATTATAAGTTATGATATATCATACCATAATAAAAATTTGATAGATGAGGTAGTAAATACAGCTAAAGAGTATGGTATTAATTATGATTTTTTATTAGCAGATGTTTTAAATATAGAAATCGAACAGACCGATCTTTTATTTATAGATACGCTTCATACATATAATCAATTAAATAGTGAATTAAAGAAGCATAATTTAAAAGTAAATAAATTTATTATTTTACATGATACCGAAACCTTTGGTTATAAAGATGAATTAATATATTCTCATGCAAGTAATATAGTTAAAAATATAAGCTCTTCTAAAGCTGGACTCATGAATGCAGTTAATGATTTTTTACAATCTGAAGATGGAAAAAATTGGAGAATAAAAGAATTATTTAAAAATAACAATGGTCTTTGTGTTTTAGAGAGAGTAGCATGAAAAATAAATGCGCCGTTTTTACAATAGTAAAAAATGAATATTATTTTCTACCAAAATGGATAAATCATTATTTAAAATTTTTTGATAAAAAAGACATATATATTTTAGACCATGAATCTAATGATGGTTCAACTGATAATCTAGAAGTTAATGTAAAAAAGATTATTCATAATCTAGCATTTGATCATCAATGGCTAGTTGATACTATACAAAATTTTCAAAGAGAACTTCTAGAAAAATATGAATGCGTAATCTTTGCCGAATCAGATGAATTATTATATTCTTTAGATAAAGATTTAAATCTAATTATTGATGACTTTTTAAAAATCAATGATCCTTATATAACTAGTATAGGGTACGAAATAATACAAGATATTGAAAATGAAAAATTTTTAAACGATACAGAAGAAATAGTCTTAAACAGAGATTATTGGTTTAAACATCCTTTATATGATAAAACATTAATATCAAAAGTCCCATTAAGATGGCAATGGGGATTTCATGATATTATTGAAGCTCCAAAAAATTTTAGTTTTAATTTATATCTAGCTCATTTGCACAGATGCGATTTTAAGCTAATGGTAAAAAGACATCAAGAGAGAGCTACAAAATGGAATCTAAAAGATGACAAAAACCATGGATTTCAACATAGAATAAAAGAAGAATCAGAAATATTAAAATACTTTAAATCAATACCATCTAAAATAGAAAAAATTCCTATTGAACATAAAAGGCTATTAAAGCATATATAATGAAAAATGTAATTATTATAGGGAATGGATATATTGGAAAAGATTTAAAAGTTTTTTTACAAGAAAATAATGTAAATGTAGATCATATTTATAAATCAAAGATAAATTATTTTGATTTGAATTTAATAAATAACTATCTTTTTCAAGCAAAGCAAAGCGGAGTAGATTACATTATAAATTGTGTTGGATATACAGGAAGACCAAATGTAGAAGGGTGTGAGAATAATAAAGAAATATGTTGGAGATATAATGTTAATTTGCCAATTCTTCTAACAAGTGCCGCAACTACGTGGGAAATTCCAATTATACATATAAGTAGTGGATGCGTTTATACGGGAGAAGATAAAGAATTTACTGAAGAAGATATTCCAAATTTTGGTATCTTTAATCAAAATAGTAGTTTTTATAGTAAAAGCAAACATGCTTGCGAAATTTCTTTAAACGGAACTAATTCTTATATATTTAGAATAAGAATGCCATTCTCTTTCAAGTCTAATAGTAGAAACTATATCAATAAAATTATCTCATACAATAATTTAATTAGCTACAAAAATAGTTTAACAAATATTGAAGATTTTAATTCTTTCATATTAAAATTTATATCTTTAAAAGATAAACCAAAATATGGAATCTATAACGTTACAAATAAAGGATTTGCTACGGCTAAAGAAGTTACCGACATTCTAAAAAAATATAATATTGAAAATAAAAATTGGAAATTTTTATCTCAAGAAGATATGAATTTTAAAGCCGAAAGAAGTAACTGCGTGTTATCAACAGATAAAATAAAAAGCATTGGATTAGAGCTTCCTAATGTTTCTGAATCCCTCGATTATTCAATAAGAAATTTTAATAATGAAGTATGATTTCTTGATTGTAGGAGGAGGTCTTTTTGGAGCTACTTTTGCTCAACAATTAAAATTTAAAAATAAAAGATGTTTAATACTAGACTCTAGAGATCATATAGGAGGAAATGTATATACAGAAAATAAAGAAGGAATACATATACATACCTATGGACCGCATATATTTCATACAAATAATGACGAGATTTGGAATTATGTAAGAAAATTTGCAGATTTCAATCATTTCGTCTGCAGAACAAAAGTTAATTTTAAAAATAATATTTTTTCTTTTCCAATAAATCTTTTTACTTTATATCAATTATGGGGAGTTAATGCTCCAGAGATAGCGAAAAATAAATTAGAAGAAGTTAAAGTAAAAATAAAAGAACCTAAAAATTTAGAAGAATGGATTTTATCTCAAGTAGGCGAAGAAATATATCATACTTTTATATATGGCTACACAAAAAAACAATGGGGAAGAGAGCCTAGAGAGCTTCCATCTTTTATTATAAAAAGACTTCCAATAAGATTAAATTTCGATGATAATTATTTTTTTGATAAATATCAAGGTATTCCTATTGGCGGGTATACCAAAATGATAGAGAATATGTTAGAAGGAATAGATGTCATTTTAAATGAAAATTATTTTGATAGAAGAGATTTTTGGAATAGTCAAGCGAAAAACATAGTATATACAGGAAAGATAGATGAATTTTTTGATTATAGGTATGGAGAATTAGAATATAGAAGTCTCAAGTTTAAATTAGAAAGGCATTCAATTAAAGATTATCAAGGAAATGCGGTTATGAACTTTACTGATTACGATGTGCCATTCACAAGGATAATTGAACATAAACATTTTGAATTTGGAGATCAAGACTATACTTACATAACTAAAGAATATCCAGATTCTTGGGATAAAAGTAAAGTTCCATACTATCCAATTAATAATGATAGAAATAATGATATTTATAATCAGTATAAAGATTTAAGTGAAAAAACCAATGTTATTTTTGGTGGAAGATTGGCAGAATATAAATACTATGACATGCATCAAATTATAGGTTCAGCTTTACAAAAAATAAAAAAGTTGACAAACTAGTATAAAATATGTATCTTTAAATAGTGACGAATCATAAACTATGTCAATTTATAGTTAAAAAATACGTAAAAGGAACAATTAATTGGCCAAGGGAGATAAAAATAGCTCAAAGATTAATTAAAAAATTTAAATCTTTTGATTTTTGGGATAATTTACAAGAATTAGGATCGCCTCCACCCTCATTGGCTTGGTTCTTAAAAGCAGAAGGCAAGGCTTTCTTATTAAAAGAATACGAATCTTTTAATATTAATTTAAATAAAAAAGAAATATCCCTTGAGAAAAATAAAATAGGAGAAGATAAAAAAGTTTGCCAAAAACCTAAAACTCTGTTAGAATTTATAAGATATGGGAAGAAAACCTAAAGAAGAAGTCGTTGAATCTACTGGTCCATCCGCATCAGATAGATTATTATCATTTTTAAAAGACAACAAAGAAGACCACTATAACTTTGAAGAAGAAATCTATTACAAGGTTTCAACTGGTAGTTTAAATCTCGATATAGCTACAGGTGGTGGTTTATGTCCAGGATTGCATAGATTTATTGGAATGAATGAAGGCGGTAAAACTTCAGAAGCACTTGAAGTAACAAAGAACTTTCTTAAATCAGTAGAAAATTCTAGGGCTTTACTTTTTAAAGCAGAAGGAAGGTTAAGTAAAGAAATCAAAGAGCGTTCTGGAATTAAATTTGTAACGGACCCCAAAGAATGGGTAGACGGAACTTGTTTCGTTTTTGAATGCAATATATTTGAAACAGTTTCAGAATTAATGAAAGATCTAATTCAATCTAATGATGAGAATAAAAGGTATATATTTATTCTTGATTCGGTTGACGGGTTAATGACAAAAGGTGACGCGCAAAAAAGCATGACGGAAGCAACAAAGGTCGCAGGAGGAGCAGTCATTTCTTCAATGTTGATGAAAAAGATTTCTCTTGCACTTTCTAAACGTGGTCATATGGCAATTTTTATTAGTCAAGTTCGATCTGATATTAAACTTGATCCTTACGCTGCGAATAAAGATATTCGTCAAACTACTGCTACTGGCGGAAATGCATTATTACATTTCGCAAATTGGATTCTTGAATTTGAACCAAAGTTTAACAAAGATCTTATTCTTGAGAAACCAAATGATAAATATGATCCAGTAAAAAATAAGATTATTGGACATAATGTCAAAATTGCTATCAAGAAATCAACTAATGAATCTACAAATTCAAAAGTTCAATATCCAATTAAATACGGAAGAAAAGATGGATCATCTGTTTGGAAAGAATATGAAGTAATTGATCAAATACTATCTTGGGAGTTTGCTATGGCTAAAGGTGCATGGGTTACATTCTCGGATGAAGTTATAGATGAACTTAAAAAATCCAATATTGAACTTAAAAAGCAACATCAAGGAATTGATAACCTAAGACTCTATCTAGAAGAAAATAAACCAATTACTGAATACTTTTACAATAAATTTATTAGCACTTTGGCATCATGAGACTATTAAATATTAACGGCAAACTCGTTAATAAGAATGTAAGAAAAAACTTAATAAATTGGGAAGGTAAAAGTCGCAGTAAGCTACAATTTAAATTTAAGCAATTTTTTTATCCTTATTGGAAAAATCATATTGTTTATGAAGAGTTCCCAGTTTATGGGTCAATGCTTAAAGTTGATATATTAAATGCAACAAAAAAGATAGCGGTTGAAATACAAGGAAACCAACACGAATCATTTAATAAATTTTTTCATGGAGATTCTAGATTAAAATATTTAAATAGTATAAAAAGAGATGTAAAAAAAGAAAAATGGTTGGAAATGAATGAATTTAAATTTCTGGAGCTATACGAAGATGATCTAAAAAGTCTTTCACCACAATATATAGAAGAAAAATGTGGAATTTTGATTATTTAAGTGTAAAAAATAGTGGTGACAAATAAAAAGAAATTTAAAATACCAGATTCTCTTTTAAAGCAGATTGACGAATGCAGTTTTGGTGGATATATTATGTTTAATTTTTCCGCAAATGGAGAACCTCAAGTTTTTACAAAATTTGATAATCAAATAAATGCTATGGCTCTTTTATATTATGTTAATACTTGGAGTCAAAGCGTTGATCAATTAAATCTCGAAGCCACAACAGATCAAATAGCAAGAACTAATCAAGAAGACGATTTTGACGACAACGAAGATAATAATTAAAACACTTGACTTTTAATTTTTTCTTTGGTATCATATAAAACTGGATGATTTATTCTTTACAAGTTGAAAGACACGTATTAAGCGGCTTATTAAAGCATCAAGATCTATTTGCTGATATTGATGTGTTTTTAACAGAGAACGACTTTTTTAATGATGTTCATTCTACAATATATTCTGTTTTTAAAAATATAAAACATAAGGGCGAAAATGTAGATAAAGTTCTTCTTGCAGAAAAGATCAAAAACTTAGGTATCTCATTTAAAGATGAAATCAATATTTTTGATTATATTGATAATTTAAGTTTTTCACAAATAACAGAGCAAGCCACAATGGAAGCTTGTAGGGAATTAATTAAATTAAGAGTAAGAAGAGAAATCTCTCAAACTGCCGACAGATTAAAAGAATATGTTGTTAAAAATTCAGACGACTCTTTAGATCAAATTATAGGAAATATCGATCAAATATATAATAAAAAAATATCATCTTATGATGAAAACGATGTTCCAATTAATATTTTTGAACAAGTTGAAGATTTAGTTGAAGAGATCGGCAACTCTCCAAAAGAAGATAGTGGTCTAATAACACCATACTCAGAATTTAATAGGATGTATGGTGGATTAAAAAATGGAAATATATATGCAATAGCAAGTCGTCCTGGACAAGGAAAATCAACTTGGTTAAATGATATATGTTTTAAAACAGCAATAAATCCAAAGAATAAAACTAAAACACTTATTCTTGATACGGAAATGCAAACAGTAGACATTCAGCTAAGAATGGTTGCGTCTTTGACTGATGTTCCAGTTTGGTATCTAGAAACTGGAAATTGGAGAAAAAATGAAGAGATGACTAAAAAAGTAAGAAGTGCATGGGCAAAAGTTAAGCAATATGAATATTTTCATTATCATGTAGGAAATAAGAATATCGATCAAATTTGTTCAATTATAAGAAGATGGTACTTATCAAAAGTTGGTAGAGGAAATCAAGCTATGATAGCTTATGATTATATAAAGCTTACTGGTGAAAAAGTTGGCGCAAATTGGGCCGAGCATCAAGCTATTGGAGATAAAATTGATAAACTCAAAAGAATTTCAGAAGAAATTCATTGTCCTATTATTACTGCTATGCAATTAAATAGAACTGGAGAAAGTTTTAATAGAAAAGGATCAGAAGTTGTAGATGATAGTTCTGTTATATCGCTATCAGATAGACTTCAATGGTTTGCTTCTTTCGTAGCCATCTTCAGAAGAAAGACTTTAGACGAGTTAACTTTAGATGGTCAACAATTTGGGACGCATAAATTAATTCCAACTAAAACAAGATTTCAAGGTAAAGATGCAGCGGGACATCAAGACTTGGTAAGAAGATTAGACTCATGCGGTAAAGAAATTTGGGCACAAAATTATTTGAATTATCAAGTTGCAAACTTCAATATTGAAGAAAGAGGATCTTTAAGAGATGTCGCTGATAGACAAAGAGAACAATATGAACTTAACGACCAAAATACAAATGATGGAGAACTATTATGAACGTTGAATTAATATCAATTACAAAACCAGAAATCAAAGGAATTAAAAACGCAGAAGACTTAGTGGCGTATTGCGCTAGAGTCAGCAATCCATCAAATCAAATGAATGTAGAAACTGCTCCAAAGTTATTAAAATTTTTAATAAAACATAAACATTGGAGTCCATTTGAATTAGTAGACATGTGTGTTGAGATAAAAACTAGTAGAGCTATTGCAGCTCAAATTTTAAGGCATAGATCATTCTCATTTCAAGAATTTAGTCAAAGATATAGTTTAGCTAATGAATTTGAAGACATAGAACTTCGTCTACAAGGAGATAAAAATAGACAAGTTGGAGAAAAATTATTACCAATGAATACGGATGCTTATGATAACATATCTCATTTGATAGCAGAATCAATGTCTATATCACAACATTGTTATGATACTATGATAGAAAATGGAGTAGCCAAAGAAGTAGCAAGAATGATTTTACCATTAGCTACTCAAACCACTATGTATATGAAAGGCTCTTTAAGGAGTTGGATACATTATATAGAATTAAGAACAGAACAAAATACTCAAAAAGAACATAGAGAGATAGCTGAAAAATGCAAAAAGATATTCGTCAAAGAATTCCCAGTTATAAGTGAGGCGCTAGAATGGAACAAGTAAGCGTATATCAAGTTCTTACAGATTTAGGCTATCAGTTAAAAGACTGCGGCAAAGAATTTAGAGCAAAACCTCTATATAGAGATAGTGATAATGACACAGTACTAAGAATTTATAAAGATACAGGTAATTGGGTTGATTTCAAAGAAAATATAAGTGGAGATCTAAATTCATTAGTAAGTTTGACTTTAAAACTTGAGAGCCCAATAAAAGCTCAAGAATGGTTAAAAAATAAAAACTTTATATCTCCAATAGCTCAACAAGCTCAAAAGCCAATCTTAAAATCTACAAAAAAATTTGATGAAGCATTACTATCTAAACTAGAAGATGATCAATCCTATTGGGTAAATAGAGGTATTGAGCAAAATACTTTAAAAGAATTTAAAGGTGGCATAGCTAAAGCTGGAAAAATGAAAAATAGATATGTTTTTCCAATTTTTAATATAAATAAAAATATAATAGGCTTTTCTGGAAGAGATATTACAAATAAGTCTAAAATAAAATGGAAACATTTAGGTGAAAAAAATGATTTCATATACCCATTATTTTTAAATAGTAAATCAATTGAAGAGCAAAAAGAAGTTATTCTAGTAGAAAGTATTGGCGATATGTTAAACCTTTATCAATCTGGAGTAAAAAATGTTTTAGTTACATTTGGAACAAATTTAAGTTTGCCAATTTTAAATTATTGTTTAAAGATAGATGTTCGTAAAATCTTTATAAGTTTAAATAATGATTCAGAAAAAAACATGGCTGGAAATATTGGTGCAGAAAAAATCTATTCAAGACTTAAAAGATATTTTGATGACAAACAATTAAAAATAGCATTACCAACAAAAAAAGATTTTGGTGAAATGAATAAAGAAGAAATTTTAAAATGGAAAACAAATCTTTAAAAGTATTATCTGCTTCTAGAATTAAAACCCTTGAGACTTGCTCTTGGGTTTATTGGAATAACTATCATACAAAAGTTCCTCAAACTCAAAATGATGGCGCTTTAAGAGGAACAATTTGTCATACAATTTTTGAGCTTCTTTTAAATCCAAAACATTTATCTCATTATAATAAAATTATAAAAAAGAACTCTATTAAAGGTAGTAAAGCTATAACTAGATTAGTTAAAAAATTGAAAGCAAAGGTTGGCTTAGACGAATCAAATTTTGAAATATTAGACCAAATGATTATGGTCGGTTTAAAGCATGATTTCTTTGGCGAAAAAGATGGTAAGATTGTATCTCCAGAATATGCCTTTGAAATTAAAAATGATGAGCCAAAATATCATATCAAGGGCTTTATTGATAAGCCTATTAAATCAAAGAATAAAATGGTTATAATTGACTATAAAAGCTCTAAGGCTAAGTTTAGGGGAGATGACCTTGAAGCTAATATTCAAGCTATGATGTATAGTCTTGCAAGTAAAAAGCTATGGCCAAAACTTAAACCAATTGTAAGATTTTTATTTCTTAGGTTTCCTAAACAGCCAATACAAGAACTAGAGTTTACAGATGATCAAATAAAGGGTTTCGAGCACTATTTAGAGCATATTAATGATTATATTAATAAATTTGATGAAAATTCAGCTAAAGCAAATTTTGCTATAGATAACGATAAGAGTAAATGGATGTGTGGGATAGGAAATTGGAGATGCCCTTATAGAGACTCTTACGAATATTATGTGAAATTAAATGAAAAAGGAGAAGCTGTAGAATCTAGTCTAGATGGTAAATTTAAAGATATCAAAGGATTCTCAATAGAGAAAAGAAAATATGAAGGTTGCCCAAAGTTTAATAGTTCAAAGACTAATACAAATAGTAAAAATGATGATTTTTTGGATTGATTTTAAATTAAACTTATAGTATAGTATATAGAATGATTCCACTTTTTAAGTCGCACTACTCTTTAGGAAGATCAATTTTGACTCTTGAAGATAAAAATGAAGCGGATGATTATCCAGATTCAATAATTCAAATAGCAAAAGAAAATAATCTTAAAGAACTATTTCTAGTTGAAGATAATATGTCCTCTTTCCTTGAAGCTTATACCAATACAAAAAATAATAATATTAAACTAAATTATGGATTAAGAATTTCAGCGACCGAATCTATTGAAGATAAATCAGAAGAATCAAGAAGCAAAACATCAAAAGTAATATTATTCTTTAAAAATAATAATGGATATAGCTTATTAACAAAATTGTATAGTATCGCAGCAAAAGATGGCTTTTATTATGAGCCAAGGTTAGATTTTAATATATTGAAAAATAATTGGTCAGATGATTTAATTCTTTGTATACCTTTTTATGATTCATTTATATTTAACAATACGCTAAGGAATTATATTTGTGTTCCTAATTTTTCATTTACAAAACCTTGTGTTTTTATAGAAGACAATGATTTACCATTTGATTCAATTATTCAAGATAAAATGAAAATTTTTATAAAAGAGAATGCTCTAGAGACCTTTGACACTAAAAGCATTTACTATAAAAATAAAAAAGATTTTAAATCTTACTTAACATTTAGATGCATAAATAATAGGACCACATTAAATAAACCAGAACTAGAACATATGTCTAGCGACTCATTTTCTTTCGAAGAATGGAAAAATAAATGCAAACACAAGTAAATAAAGTAATACTCTGTAAAGAAGACGCATTAGAAGCCGCGGTTATGGGTGTTAAAAGAAGAATGACAAATATTTATAAAGAGCTTAACGATCTCTCTCATCATGGTCCACCCATAGGTGGTAATTGGTGGTCAAATGATATTGAAGCTTCTGGAGCGGAAATAGCTTTTGCTAGATTTATTGGAGAAGATTGGGTTGGAGCAGTAAATACTTTCAATGCTCCTGACGTTGGACAAGATTGGCAAGTTAGGTATACAGATAGAGATTATGGTTGTTTAATTATCAGGAAAAAAGATAAAGTAAAACTTGATCAAAAATTTGTTTTAATTACTGGTTCAATGCCAGTATTTTATATTAAAGGTTATATGATTGGTAGAGATGCAATTAAAGATGAATTTTTAAAAAATCCAAACAATGGCGAACCCGCTTGGTTTGTACCCCAAAGGAGTTTAATAAAATTTTAATTTTATGGACGAGCATTTATTAAGATATAATAAAAATAAAACATTAGTTTTTATTGATTGTGAGACACTCAATCTATGTTTAAATTTTTGTCATAATCTGCCTTGGCAAATAGCGATGTTAAAAGTCAAAGGTGATAATAAAATTGATCAAAAAAACTTTTATATAAAATGGGATACAGATTTAAAAATTAGTCAAGAAGCCGCATATGCCACAAGATATGATCATAAAAAAATTCTTAAAGAAGGATTAGATCCAAAAGAAGTATTTCCAACTATAAAAGATTGGTTAGATCATGCAGATTATATTATTGGACACAATGTTCTTGGATTTGATGTTTATCTTATTAAAGAATATTATAAGTACATGAAATGCAATTGGCATCATTTAATGCCAAAATTTATAGATACAAATGCATTTGCTAGAGGCATAAAATATAACATGCCATATTCACCAAAAGATAATTTAACAGAATATCAATACAAAATTTATCACACAAGAAAAAAGAATGTAAAAAGCTCATTAACAATGCTAGGTAAAGAAAATGGTATAGATCATGATTATGAATCTTTACATGATGCTATTAATGATCTTGACTTAAATTTAAAAGTATGGAATAAATTGAAATGGCAACTGGAGATTTAATATGGCATCACTAGATGATATTTATGATATGATACAAAAATTGGATGATTCCAATATTGAATATCTTTTGATTACAATTCAGAAGGGCAAAAAGAATGGTAAAGCCGATGTTTTCTTCTCTTTAAAAGATAAAAATTCTATGAAGATTTTAACTAAAGGGTTAAATGAATTCACAAAAGAAATAGATAGGATTGATGATGAAGGAAAATTTGATTAAAATTTCAGAAGATAATTTATTTTCGTCTAAATTCCAAGATTTAGATTTAGGACTACATGGAGTAAGGTTGCCAGAGTTTTCTATTGAATCTTCGTATAAAAGACATCTTGGCATTAGTGAGGATGCATCAAATTATGATTTTTTAAGGGCTTTAGCTTTAAATGGGTTTAAAGATTTAAATATAAATAAAAGCTCTACAGAATATAAAAAATATGTTGATAGAGCTAAATATGAACTAGAAACTCTTAAAGAATTAGGCTTTATTGATTATATTCTGTTGGTTTGGGACGTAATTAATTTCTGTAAAAATAATAATATTCCAGTCGGACTAGGTAGAGGTTCAGCCGCAGGATCTTTAATATTATATCTAGTTGGAGTAACAAGAATCGATCCAGTAAAATATGAGCTTTATTTCGAAAGATTTATATCTAAGATTCGTGCTAAAAAACAAGTTATTAATGAAATAACATATCTTGATGGTAGTTTGATGTGTGACGTAGATCTTGATATTTGTTATTATAATCGTCATAAAGTATTAGAGTATTTAGAAAATAAATTTAAAGGTAAAACAAGTAAAATTTTGACACTAAATACTTTGAGCGGTAAACTTTTAATAAAAGAATGTGGTAAAATTATTGGGGAAAAAACAGAAGAAGAAATGACTAATATATCATCTCTTATTCCAAAAGTCTATGGACAAGTAAAAGATATTACTACAGCTTATGAAGAAGTACCAAAATTTAAAGAGTGGTGCGATGAAAATAAAGAAGTTTATGAGATCGCTTTAAAACTAAGAGATCTAGTTAAGAATAAAGGGGTTCATCCTTCTGGAGTTTTACTATCATATCATAATCTAGATAAAATTTGCCCAACTGAATTCTCATCTGATAAAGAAGCTGTTTCAAGTTTTGATATGAATTGGGTAAGTTTATTTAATATTAAACTTGATATTTTAGGCTTGAGAAGCGTTTCTGTTGTGCATGATGTTTGTAAAAGTATTAACATAAAAATAGAAGACATTGATCTAAATCATGAATCTATCTATAGAAACCTACAAGATTTAAGATCTCCTCACGGACTATTTCAAATTGAAGCAGACACAAATTTTAGAGTTTGTCAAAAAGTAAAACCAAAAAATCTCGAAGAATTGAGTGGAGTCTTGGCTCTTGCAAGACCTGGAGCTTTACAATTTGTTGATAAATACGCAAAGTATACTAATTATCAAGAGTATGAAGGTATTCATCCTTTCTTTGATGATATTCTAAAAGAAACTGGCGGTGTAGCATTATACCAAGAGCAATTAATGAGAATGGCTAATAAGATTGGCTTTACTCTAGACGAAGCAGAAATTTTAAGAAGAATCGTAGGTAAAAAGAAAACAGAAGAAATCAAAGAATGGAAAAATAAGATTGAAAAGAAATGCAAGGAAAATAAACTTCCAAAAGAAGTAGGAGAAATTTTATGGAAGATTCTAGAAGATTCTGCTAATTATTCTTTTAACAAATCTCACTCACTTGCTTATGCAGCTTTAGCAGCGGTTACGATTTATCTTAAATTTAATCATCCACAACAATTTTTCTTATCTCTTTTAAAAATGACAAGACATGAACCAAATCCAATAGGAGAAATATCTAAAATCCAAAAGGAAATGTCAGCTTTTGGTATTAAATTATTAAAACCTCATATTATTAAATCAGAGATGGATTTCTCAACAGAAAATAATGATATTAGATTTGGTTTGCTATCTGTAAAAGGAATCTCAGATAAATCAATAGAAAAATTAAATAGCTTTAGAAATAAATATTCAAATAAATTTGAGATATTTCAAGCAGCGGAAGAAGCAGATTTAAATACTGGAGTTCTTTGCTCTTTGATTCAAGCTGGAGCATTAAGTGGCTTTAATCAATCTAGAAGTAAAATTGTACTAGAAGCTCAACTATGGAATACATTAACCGCAAAAGAAAAGAAATACGCTATATCTTTTGCTGAAAAATTTGATTTTGATCTTATTAAAATTATAAAACATTTAAATAAATTTACCGATGAAAAGAATAAGGTAATAATAAAGTCAACAAGATTAGAAACAATTAAAAAGAAATATGAACCATACTTAAAAATATATAATCAAAATAGCAAGAGTGAAAGTTTTGCTAATTGGTATTATGAAAAGAAACTTCTTGGTTATACATATGAAAGAACCTTAAAAGACATATTCTCCGAGAAAAGAGGAGATCTAGAATATTTAAATTCTATACAAAATTTACCAGTAAATCAAAAAGTAGTTTTTATAGGTCAAGTAGAGGAGTTTTATTCTGGCACATCTAAGAATGAAAAGAAGACTAAATATTTAAGAATTAAAGTATCAGATGAAACAGGATTAATGACCGTATTGATTTTTAATGATAAAATAGAAAATTGTAAGAATCTAAATGGTGGTAAAAATCCTCAAGAAGGAAACATAATAATTGTAAAAGGAATTAAAAAAGAAGACTGTATATTTGCAGATTTAATAGCAATTCAAGACCATGAAATATACATGAAATTAAGTGAAGTAAAAAAGGTTGACATTTAATTAAATATAATATATCATTCATAATATGATTACATACTATAAACCAAATAGCAAGAATACAGGTACAGCTTGTAGCTTTTCAGTAAATGCAAAAGATAGCTCAATTTGGAGCTCATTAATTAAACAAAGCTCTTGGAATGAAGCGAAGAAAATAGGTTCATTTTCAGAAAATCAAAACAATCCAAGCAAGAGTGTAAAAATTAAATTTTCTCTAACTGAAGCCGCTGGGATTTTAGACGCAATCGAAAGAAATGCTGAATTTTCAGCTTATCATACATCTGAAAAACAAACCACACAAATTAAGTTTGCTCCATATATTAGAGATGAAAAGCAAGTTGGATTTTCATATATGGTATCTAAATCAGATAAACAAAATAGCGAGAATAAACAATCATATTTAATTGGTCTATATTTTAGTGAAGCTAGATTATTGAGACAATTCTTAGCTTATGCCCTAGATTCGGTCTTTGAATCCCAAAGAATCGAAATGATTAAGAAATTAAAAAATAATCCAAAAGAAACAAAAACAAAAGAATCAACTACAGAAGAAGATGGCGAGCTTTGGTAGTTGAATGAAGAAAAAAAAGATACTTTATCAATCAGACTTTTCTTTGGCAAAAACTGGTTTTGCTAAAGTAGCAAAGAATATATTAACGTATCTATATAATACAGGAAAGTATGAAATTGTTTCATATTGCTGTGGTCTTCAATATTCTAATCCAGACTTAAAGAAGACACCTTGGAAATCAATAGGATCTTTGCCAGATTCTGTTCAAGAAATTCAAGAGTTAAATAAAGATCCTAATAACGCAAGACTAGCTAGTTATGGCGCATATCTCTTAGATAAAGTAATAAGCGAAGAAAAACCTGATGTATATATTGCTGTTCAAGATATTTGGGGTATTGACTTTGCAATAGATAAAAAATGGTTCAATAAAATCCCTTGTGCATTGTGGACCACTTTAGATTCTTTACCTATACTACCCACAGCAGTTCAAAAAGCTCCTAAAATTAAAAATTATTGGATATGGAGTAATTTTGCCACTAAAGAACTTCATAAACTTGGACATAGACATGTAAAAACTGTACATGGCCCAATTGATCCAAAAAATTTCTTGAAATTAGATAATAATAAAAGACTCGATCTTAGAAAAAAATTCAATATAGAAGAAAATGCATTTGTTATCGGTTTTGTTTTTAGAAATCAATTAAGAAAAAGCGTCCCTAATCTTTTAGAAGGATATGCGATATGGAAAAAGAATAATCCATCAACCAAAAGTTATTTGCTTCTGCATACCCATTGGGCAGAAGGATGGAATATTCATAAATTAGCTGATGAATATGGTATTGATAAAAGAGAAATTTTAACAACTTACATATGCAAAAATTGTTTGGAGTATGAAATTAAACCATTCTTTGGTCATGATTTAAATTGCAAATATTGTAAATCAGAAAAAAGTCAAATAACTACTGGAGTTGGATTAGGAATAAACGAAGAACAATTAAATGAAGTTTATAATCTAATGGATGTTTATTGTCATCCATTTACTAGCGGTGGGCAAGAAATACCAATTCAAGAAGCTAAATTAACTGAATTAATTACATTGGTTACAAACTATAGTTGTGGAGAAGATATGTGCATAAATGGCGCGGGTAGCTTACCTCTAGATTGGTATGAATATAGAGAGCATGGAACAGAATTCAAAAAAGCTTCTACATGCCCTAAATCTATTGCTAATAATTTAGATAAAGTATACAAAATGTCTCAAGAAGAAAGATTAAATCTTGGTAAGCAAGCTAGAGAATGGACTATAGCAAATTATTCAATTGAAGTTTTAGGAAAATTTTTCGAAGACTTTATTGATTCGGCTCCACACGCAGATTTTTCATTGATAGAAAATGAAGAACTTAGAGATCCATTTTGTCAAATACCAGAAATTCAAGATGATGCAAAATGGCTAATATTCATGTATCACAATATACTTAAGATGAAAAATGTTGATGAAAATGACGAAGGCCATAAATATTGGATGCAAGAATTAAATAAAGGCGCGAAAAGAAATGAAATAGAAAATTATTTTAGGCAAGTGGCTACGAAAGAAAATCAGCAAATGAAAAAGACCGACTTCAAGGATATCTTAAATCAAGAAGATGAAGGAAAAAGAATGCTATACGTCATTCCAGAAAGCGCAGAAGATGTTTTCCTATCAACTAGCCTTTTTAAGAACATTAAAAAACAATATCCAGAATATAGTTTATATGTTGCTACAAAACCAGAATATTTTTCAATATTAAATGGCAATAAATACGTAGATAAAATTATACAATATTTTCCACAGATGGATCAATTGCTTTGGTTGGAAGGCATGGGAGATCATAAAGGTTATTTTGAAATAGCTTTCTTACCATACTTGGGAACGCAAAGAATGTTGGACTATACTCACAACGGAAAAACAAAAATAGAATTTAATTTAAATAATTAATAAAATTAACTATGCATCTAATAGAAAGATATGCCACATCATGTGGAATAAAAATAAATAAGCCAGAAATATATCAAAAATATGTGCCAATACCTTTTGACAATTATATTGTATTTTATCCAAAGAATCAAAAGACCGAATCTGAATACGATCATTGGCAAATTGTAATTGATACTATAATACAGTTTTTAAATCCATTAAATATACAAATCGTACAAATTGGAAATAAAGATTCTAAAAAATATAATAATTGCGCTTTTATTGACGAAAGCTCAATTGATTTTCAAAATATAGCTTATATAATAAAAAATTCCCAACTTGTTCTAGGAATGGATGGAGTATACAATCATATAGCCTCTTCTTTTAATAAGAAGATAGTTGGATTATATTATAACGTTAATATTGAAAATATAAAGCCATATTGGGGAGAAAAAGTTAATCAAAAGCTTTTATATCCTAAAGTGGATAATCGTCCATTTTATGGATCTAATAAAGTTCATAAATCAATCAATAAAATAAATCCAGAGGAAGTAGTAAAAAGCGTTTTGAT